TACATGGGACGAATGAGCCGGGGTCGATTGGCAAGGCTGCGTCTCACGGCTGCATTCGCATGGCGAAGATCGACCTGGAAGACCTGCTGATGAGCAGAAGACTTACATTCGTGAAGGCTGGCGAATGCAAGTTACAACTGACGACGGCTTTTGTGGTTCTCCACTCTTAGCAGAGGGAATGCACACACCGGATAATATTATTGGAATACACGCTGCACTTGACGTTGATTGTCATACTGCTATATCAATTTTGGTAACGCGGGAGATGATAGACGCCATTGTGCTTGAATATCCAAAGCAAGTATCCGATAATTGGGAGACTTTTGATGAAAAAGATCTTGTTATCGAGAAAGAGATTAACCCCCAAGTACTTAAAGGAAACTTTACTTATGAGGGTCAATATAAAATAAACGTTGCTCAACCTCGAAAATCAAAAATCCAAAAGTCACTCATTCATACTGTGTTCCCTCCGACTACTCAACCAGCTGTTTTGCACTCCGGCGATAAACGGTTGAACCCTGAGTTGAGGGGGGAGAACCTGTTGGCTAAACAGCTCAACAAGTATGGGGATATACAGTTACCCTTACCACGAAAAGAACTGAGGATTGCGTGTGATGCGATCGAACAAGATATGCTTAATATGAAGTTTGATCATGAACCGCGAGTATTGACTGTCGATGAGGCTATCAATGGGATACCACAAATTGAACATTGTGACCGCATGGAAATGGGAACCTCTCCAGGTTTTCCATATATAAAGACTCGTAAGGCTGATCAAAAAGGTAAGAGATATCTTTTCGAAAATATCGGGACGGAACAAGAACCGCATTACGTCATCAGCGATCCAACCCTCCACTATAACCTTAAACGACGACTTGAACAAGCCATACAAGGAAATTTAGTTTTCTCTCTATGGCATAATTGCTTAAAGGATGAACGTCGCACAGACGAGAAAATTTTTAATGGAAGCACTCGCGCTTTTTGTGCTGCGCCTCTTGACTATCAAATTTTGACGAGGCAATATTTTCTCATGTTCTGTGCTGCATTCATATCAAACCGTATTGATATTTTCTCAGCTCTTGGGATAAACGTCGATGGCATGGATTGGACCAAGCTTAATTTTAAGCTTAAATCTAAAGGAATACACGGATGGGACGAAGATTACGGAAATTTCGATGGGTCTGAGAAGGCTCTCGCAATGTGGATGACATGTGAAATCATTAACCGATGGTACGGCGACGGCGAGGTAAATGCTCGGGTACGCAGGGTACTAGTGGAAGAAATGATACACACACGTTCATTCATTGGAAATTTTGTATATCAAAAACATGGCGGCATGCCATCAGGAAGTGTTCTCACATCTATTTTTAACAGCATAGTTCACGCGATTTATACTCGCTGTTGCTTTCTTGTTGTGATGAAACGTTATGGCCGCCAGGAACTTGCGAACATGAAAACCTTTAATGATCGGGTAGCTGATTCAGTATTAGGGGATGATGGTGTTGTCGCTTCGGATGACGACATTCTTCGAACTTT